GTAGACACTCACAAAAAAATAGAATCAGCACAAAAGACAAATCCATGGTTCAAATACGGTTACAACGCAGGTGACACTTCCTTAGAATACGACATAATCAATTCAGAGGTAACAGCAGGTACTGCATCACTCAGAGCAATTCACTACGGAGCACTCTTAATCAAGGAAACAACCGCACCTAATATGATGAAAATAGCTCATGAACTGAAATACGGATCTATAAAATCATCGCTAGAAAAGATGGCTACAAACAAAGCTGCATGTGCAGAAAGAACAACGATAGTCAAATTGGACGAAAGCACAGGTACCGAAAAGCAAGTGAATAAAAAGTATTCGAAGAAGAAATTGGAAGAATGGAAGAAGACTGGGAACTACGATTCTCGATACAGATTCTACGAACATTTGGAAACAGTTGTCAATACACGCTGTTTCGAATCAGATGTGAAAGCAAAAGCCATTCAATTGTTCTTCGATGTAATCAAGGAAGAGAATATATCAAATACAGAAGAATTGTTCAACATAAAGAGAGATTTAGACGACTTTTGGTTCACAATGTTCCCGAAACCACAACTAGGAGGTCATAGAGAGATCGCAATCCAAGATCTTCAAACCAGAATTAACACATTCATCTTCGAACGCTGCGCAGAGGAAACAAATAAGACTTTGGATGAGGAAATCCTAACAAATTCAAAGAAATTCTTCCTTCAGTCTGAAATTGTTTCTGAATCGCGGAAGCTAATGGCAACTCGTAAAAGTGATGATTTTGTCTACAGATCAATCTACAACAATGAAGACAACTCACGTTGGGGTCCTAGCTTGGAAGCATTACACCTTGCTCTAGTCCTGGGTACGGTGTTGTCAGATATACCTAATTGTCGTGAAAATCTCATACTGATCAGTCTCAAAATGCAGAACAAAACAATCGAAATTCCAAGAATAATTTACGAGAAATGGTCTAAAGATTACGTGATCGAAGACGACGACGTACTGAAAGAATATGTTATGCGATTCAAGTCAACAGGCGCGATTGTGGCCAAAATAAGTCACGGAATGATGCAAGGCATATTGCACGAAGCTTCATCTACTCTCGCTGTCGCTAGAGTCAGATTTACAAAAGCAGTTCTTAAAAAACTTTACGGGAAAAGATTTTGGATCAAATCACTTTGCGGATCCGACGATAAGTTTGATGCCGTTTCTATTAAAATAAGGAAAACTGAAGATGAGCGATTTGAATTCAACAAATACACACGTATTTTTTCAATAGTAAATCGTCTTACAGGGAGATTGTTCAACATCTGGAGATCAGCAGAAAAATCCGTGCTCTCAAGATGGGTAGCAGAAGTTAATTCAAATTTCATATACGATGGCTCTACAGTTTCTAGATCCTATACAGACGTCAACAGTTTAGCTGCAGTTGGGAAAGCAATGTCTTATCAAAGCGATGTGTGCGAAGCAGTTTCAGCACACAGCGGGTTGGCTAGAGAAGGTTATTCAAATGTGCTATTGATATT